ACACCTATCAACGAGATCGCAGACGAGACCCCTTTCATCGAGGGACTTGGCGGCGAAGCCTCTGCGAAGTCCTAGCGTTAACAGGCTTCTGGCCAAAGGAGATCGAGTTCACTATGCGAGACCTGAACACTGTCACCTATGTGCTTGAGCAGATGCACCGCAAGAAGTAATCATGTCTGCTACAGCCACCGTCCAGATTGCAGGCGTTAAGGAAACGATTAACGCCCTACGCAAGATTGACCCACAGCTGCAAAAAGACTTTAAGGCTGAAGCCATAGCGATCGCACAGCCAGCCATCACCGCCGCCAAGGCTGCATACAGTCAGTTTCCATTGTCGGGCATGGCGCGCAAGTGGTCTGATCGAGGCCGCAAGATATTCCCGTTCACGATCTCTGCTGCACAGTCAGGCGTAAAGATGCGCTTTGACACTCGACGCAACGCTGTAGGCGTAATTCTGATTGAGCAAAAGAACCCAGCGACAGCAGTGTTTGAGGGTGCAGGCCGTAAAGACACCAACCGTTTAGGCACATCACTTGACGCCGTAAGTCCTGAGCGTGGCTTTGCGATGGCGATGCCGGGTAGGACTCGACTAATCGGGCCAGCGGTCTATAAAGCGCGACGCGGTATTGAGGGCGAAATGGAAAAGATGATCTTGAAAACGATTAACGAAATAAAGAGAGAGGTCGGCTGATGGCTTTATCTATTCCAATCATTAGCGAGTTCGATGGCAAGGGCGTCGATCGCGCTGTCAAAGAGTTCCAGCAGTTAGAAGGCGTAGCAAACAAGACAGGGCATGTCCTAGAAAATGCGTTCTTGCCTGCCGTAGCAGCTCTCACAGGCTTAGCGGCTGGCGTAGTTGTAGCAACCAAGGCGGCAATGGAAGATGCCGCACAGCAAGCCGATCTCGCTCGACAATTACGCACCACGACACAGGCAACCGATGAACAGATCGCAGCAGTCGAGCAGTCCATCAGCGCGTTCTCGCGACAGACCGCCATGGCAGACGATCAGTTGCGCCCAGCCCTTGAGAACCTTCTACGAGCGACAGGATCGCTCGAATTATCTCAAGAGGCAATGTCGGTCACTGCTGACCTTGCTACTGCCAAAAACATCGACATGGAAACAGCCAGCGTCGCTGTCGCTAAAGCACTCGCAGGCCAGACCACTGCACTTACTAAGTTAGACCCATCGCTTAAGGATGTAATTGACTCGTCCTCGACCGCCGATGAAATCATGCAAGCGCTTGAGAACTCAGTCGGTGGCGCTGCTGAAATCTTTGCAGGCACGGCTGAGGGCGGCATGAAGAACTTCGGCATCCAACTTGGCGAACTTAAAGAGTCAATTGGTGCAGCGTTTCTACCAGTGCTCGAAAAACTGCTGCCGAAACTTTTAGACATGGCAGCGTTCTTGCAAGAAAACACCGATCTCATCTTGATCGCTAGCGGCGTAATTGCAGGACTTTCAGCAATGATTGTGGCCTACACAGTTGCCGTCAAACTTGCCACCGTTGCCAACACACTGTTTAACATCTCACTAGCAGCCAACCCGATCGGAATAGTTGTCGCTGCTGTAGTTGGACTAATTGCAATCCTTACAACGCTGTACTTCCAATTTGACACCGTGCGCGTCATCGTTGACAAAGTATTTGATGTCATGGCAGCAGGCGTAAAGATCGCAGTCGGCGTAGTAAAGACATACCTAGAAAACATGTACGGCGTATTTAAGACAATCTTCAACGGCATCGCAACACTGTGGAACTCAACAATCGGCGGCTTCGGCTTCGAAATACCAGACTGGGTTCCGGGTATCGGCGGCAACAGCTACACCATCCCAGAAATGCCAACACTCGGCGGCGGTGGCAGCAGCACAACTACCAGCAGCCGTGGTGGCGCAGCTCGAGAAGGCGGCACAGGCGGCTTTACATCTAGCCCAATGGGCATGATCGAGTCAGCCCTAGTAGCACCATCAGGCGGCGGCGGTGGCGGCGGTAAAGCCTCAAGCGTCCTCGATCTAAGCAAAAACTATGCAGGCAACCTTGGCGGCAACTACGGCATCACAGGCAACGCAGGCGACTTTTCCAGCCTCTTTGATCAGTTCATGGTTGAGCGCGGCACACCGATCACAGTCAATGTCAACGGCGGTCTAGCCACATCAGCAGACATCGGTCGCGCTGTAGTGAACAGCATTAAAGCCATGAACCGAGTGGACGGCCCAGCACAAATACAGGTCGCCTGATGGCTGCCACGATCGTTCAGTCGGGGTCTTACGATCTCAAGATCGCTACAGGCTTCCTCGTTGACGCTTTTACGCTTGACGACTCAGTAAAGGGCGTGCTCAACAATACCGAGTATGTGCTGGACGGTACGACGGAGTTTGCTTCCGTAATCGACGGCGCTACAGGCATCAGCGTGTTTCGTGGACGCAGAGACATTGGCGACCAGTTCACTGCTGGCACGATGAGTTTTGATCTAAACGACACATTTACAGGCGGCATCTTTAACCCGTTCGATACACAATCACCGTATTACGACACCGCTCAGGCTGTGCCGGGTCTAGCCCCTATGCGCAAAGTTGTGCTCACGCGCGAAGGCGAGGAACTGTTCAACGGCTACATCGTGGACTATTCGTACAATTTCAATTTGGGCGGCCTCGATACAGTCAGTGTGTCATGCGCTGATGACTTTTATCTGCTCAGCCAGACATACCTAGACGAGTGGAATGTGAGCGAGCAACTTGCCAGCGCTCGACTAGTTGACCTGCTGGCTCTCCCTGAAGTGAATGCGTTTCAGTTGCCAGCGGAACAGAACATTGCCACATCGACGATCACGCTTGGCGGCGCAGCTGCCTACATTGTCCCGAACGGCACATCGGTCGCTGCCTACACAGCCAAAATTAACGAGTCGGTACAGGGACGCATCTTTATTGCGCGCGACGGGGTATTTACATTTCAAGACCGCATCGGCAACACGCTGTCAGCATCCTCGGCAGACTTCCACGATGACGGCACAGCGATCCCTTACGACAATGTGGGCATCTCGTTTGAGGCTAACCAAGTCATCAACCGTGCATCGGTGCAACATGCTGGCGCATCGACCCCAGAGATCGCCGAAGACCTGACATCGCAAGCCACCTACTTTATTCAAACCACAGCCATCTCAGACGCGCTACTGCATAACGACACAGCAGCCCTTGACCTTGCCAACTACCTGCTCATAGGCCAGCCAGAGGCGCGCTACACCAATGTGTCAACCTTGTTTGCGTCCCTGACCGATGCGCAGCGCGACACTGTGGCAGTCCTCGAGATCGGCAACACGATCACGATAGAAAAATCATTTACCAGCGGCAACACGATTACATCGCTGGCGCAAGAACTAGCCATTGAGGGCATCCAGCACGAGATCGACCTATCAACGGGCCACAGGATCACCCTGTTTACCTCGCCCACGACGCTCGTTTACGAGTTGATCTTGGATGATCTGGTATATGGCACAATCGACACAGAAAATGTCTTAGGATAAGGAGCACTTATGGGAGCAAATGCAGTTACTACAGTCCCCGTCTATACGGCAGGCGAAGTCCTGACAGCGGCAGACCTCAACATCACAAACTCGGGCATCCCAGTGTTCGCGACCTCAGTAACGAGAGATGCCGCGTTCGGAGGTGCCGGCGAAAAGACTTTGGCAGAGGGGCAGTTCGCGTTCCTCGAAGATTCCAACAGCACACAATTTTATGACGGCGCGGCTTGGCAGGCAGTAGGAACCACCCCAGGTCTTGTTTGCGTAAAGGCAGAAACGGCATTTAGCGGCGCATCAAGTGTTACTGCTGACGGCGTTTTTACTAGCACATACACTAATTATGTAATCAAGTTTCGTTATACAACAAATAACACAGTGCAGCCGTCTTTTAAGTTACGCGCAAGCGGCACAAGTGCAAGCACTAACTATAATTATCAGTACATAAACGGTAACGCTAGTTCGGTTGGCGCGGCAGGTGCTACAGCGCAAACTTCTGCAAACTTCGCTCTTTACACAAACGGCGATTTTAAGTCGGCGGCAACCTTAGAATTGTTTAGCCCACAAATAGCCGAAGCCACAAACTTTACTTCGCTTAACTCTTGGCAACCAGCCAGTTACAGCGGCTTAAATGCCTATTACGCAGGCAACCACAGCACAGCCACCGCATACGACGGAATTGAGTTTTTAGTATCTGCTGGCACAATGACTGGCGCATACACAATTTACGGATACAGCAAGGCGGTCTGACAATGAGAATTAACGACAACGGTGTAGATCGCGACATGACCGACACAGAGTTAGCCGAGTATGACGCATGGTCAA